CACCCAGGTTTGTTGTTTCTCCAACATCTTCTTACGGAATTCTTCGTCGACAATTAGTTTCTCTAGTTTGTTGTACCAATCTTTCTTTGTATTTTTAGCTAAATAAGGCACTTCATCGGAGTACGGTAAAACATCCGAGGCAAGTACCACTGTGCCGACCGAAGCGTACTCGTAGTATTTAATGCAAGACTTACCTCGATTGAAGACTGTATCTTCCAGAGGGGCTAGGCCGATATCAAAGTCCACTCGGGAAGTAACAATAGGATGCAGTTCGGGGGGCATGAAAGGCACATGTTGCATCTTCAGTTCCTTTAGCTGATGATAGAATCCTAGCGCGGAACGGTAGTAGTCATTTTTTTCTGGTGCGAAGTTATGGGACAGGGTCTTTTGGTAGAAATACATTTCTGCTTCGAGTGGCGCCCCGACTAGGCCATAGATTACAAACATAAAGTCATATTTCTTGGATAATTCTGACACCACCTCCCCTATGATTTGTAAGTCCTTCCAGTGCGAGGCCGCGCCCATGTAGCCAATAGTTAAGGGTTTATTTTGATGAGGTCGTTCGATATACGAACATGGATTTATTCCACCGCCTTGCGTAATCGCCAGGACGTCAACTCCATTCGGACAGATAGAGATTCTTTTCTTAAAGTATTTTTTAAACTTCTTGGCGAGGGTGGGAGATGGCGTTATGATCGCGTCAGCTTCGCGGATCATACCTTCGTACTGATCTTTTAAGGCATTGGATACTGCCCGCGAAGGATTGTCTTTGGTCACTTCCCAAAAGTCGTCATCCATATCGTAGATAACTCTCTTGCCTCTTTTCTTGAACTCCCGCATCCACTTAGCTGGATCATATTCGTTTGGGTAGGCCCGGCCGAATACCACTACGTCCGGCCATTGCAAAAACTCTTCCTTAAATTCTCCCCCGATCGAAACTTGCTTGACCGCATGACCTCTGCGCTCCAGGGCTTCTCCAGGGTTTCGAATTCGATGAAACCAGATCCCGTGCACATACGCGTCGGGACGGTCCAGGATGAACATTATTTTCATGTTTTATTTTACTTCTTGTAAGAACTCTAGTAATTTTTCCTTCGACTTGATGTCGTTTTGGAGATTGATTAGTTGCTTGCGGCTAGCAGCTTTGAATTCTTCACTGCCCCCATCTAGGATGGTTCGAGTCGCATATTCTGCCATGATCTTGTCCACTTCCAGAACATACTTAAATTGTCTAGTTAAACGCCATTTGGCGAGTTTTCGATTATAGTTCATATTGTTTCCTCAATTGGCTACCTCTTCTTCCTCTTTGAGGATTGGAGACGAGATAGCCAAACAATTAGCCTGTCGGCGTAAGCCCAGCGGCGTTAGCCTGTAAAGGCTGTTGGCATCGAAAGGTTGATACCTCGTTCACGATTCTTGGTAGTAACGGTAGAACCGTATACTGTCCAGAAGATGAAGTTAGCACCCAACATGTCGTCCTTCTCCTTGATCTCCATAGCTGGAGCTTTTTGCCAGGCGAAGTCGATAGTTCCTTTTCTGCCGAAATAGGTAGCTCGACCAGGGGTCGTACCAGAGGCGTTACCTCCAGATGGACCACCAACGATTCCGTTACCAGCTGCAGGAGCGATAGCGGAGAGGTTACCGGAAGGAAGGTTGTTTGAAACATAGACTTGGAAGCCCATGAAATCTCCCATGTATCCATTCCTTAGGGTAGCATCTGCCACGTTAAACCCGACGGTTGCAGCTTTCACTTCAACCATTTGGGCGAGTTTAGGTGTCAAGATGGTGCACCAGTCCCCACGCTCTTCTACGTTATGATCACGTAGAAACTTTCTCGCACCAGCGAACACGTTGATTATGTTTGCAGAACCAGCGGAGACAGGGGCGTTGTTTGTGGCAAGGCCGATGTCATCGTTGTTAGCAGGCATGAATCCATCCGCACCGGTGATGTTTTTAAGGACATCGGTGTCGATTCGGTTCTTGATACGAAAGGCTGCTTCAGTCGCAAGCTCACGAGCTTGGTCAACATTTGCTTGAACTCGGTGAACATCATCTACATAAAATGGGGCTACCAAGTATGTAGAGACTACCAAGTTGTCAAATGCCCAGTCGGAAGCTACTGCTGAAATAGTAGTGCCAGGAGTGTAGGTAGTAGCGGAGAGGTTACCAAATCTAGGAATGTGGATTGTCTTCCCGTATTCAGCTACTTCAGAACGCATATTAACTATATCCAAGGCTACTAGTGATTTATACAACGGTACTTGTACCATTGTAGACCACACCTCAGGTGTAATCGCAGAAACATCATTTGATATTACTTGTGTCATTATTTTTATCTTCCAATACTTCTTCCGTCTGCTCTCGGCTTAAAATCTTTATACAACCCCATTTTTTTAAGAATTTCTTCTTTATCGCTCAATGGAGCGTCCCTGAGTTGTTCACTTAAAGTTTTCGGCTTGTCAGACACGGACTGAGTACCAGAAGGTTTTAATGCTTTCTCTTTTTCGACCTTTTGTCTTTGAGCCTGAATTCCAGCTTGGACATAAGTATTCTCTAAAGCCTTCAGAATATCATCCGGCTTCTTCGATTTGGCAAAGTCTACTGCAAAATCAAGCTCTTCTTCGGAAAAATCTTTTAACTTCTTGCCCAACTTTATTAGGGCGACGGAGTCAACTGAACTTTCTACTTCAGGAGCAGGCATACTCATATATTTTTTAAGTCGACTTGCTCTTCCGTTGGTGTCTCTATAGGGGTCTCACCTTCTCCCTCGGCTACTAAGGTTTCGCCGTCTACCTTTTTTTCTTCTTCCATATAGTCATTTTTGGTAAGGCAGATACGCAACTGCCATTGTTACAAACGTTAATAATTACTGATAATCATTTTTGCCAACTTTTGGTTTTTCCAAATTAAGAGTTCGTTCGAACTTCTTAATGAAATCAACCACAAATTGTCTCCCTCTTAAATCCGCTTCGGTTGCGGTCGTGATGTCACCCAAACGCTCTCGCTCTTCGCCTAAATATTTCAGCATTACTTTGCCGTAGGAAACATTCGGAAGTTCTTTTAGGACTGCAATCTCTTGCTCCGTCATACCGTAGTCGTTTGCTGGCCTAGTTGTAATGGCGATTTAACTGGTGCCGAAACTCCTCCCCCCGAACCTACTGCCACATTTGCTCGTGCGGCCATTGTGTCCTCACTCTTAGTAGTAGTGTCGAAAAGTTCATTCGGGTTAATTCCCCCATCTTCACAAATCTTGTAGAGGAATTTCTTTTTGACTGGGTCAGTGGTCATCATTGGGTCAGCGGTAATAGCTTGGAGCACTGCGAACATCGTAGCGGAGCGTACTCTGGTATCAATACTCTCGCCAGTGATATCGATGTCGACATCATATTTAATATCTTTATAAAATCCTTTCGGTATCGTCACGAGTCTTTCCTTGCCTTGTTTGATACTTTCTTCCACTGCGACGGAGATTAAATCCTTTTGCTCAGTGGATGGGAAATTTCCCAAAGTAGCTTGGCGAATAATTTCCTTCAAAACCATTTCATTTTTAACCATCTCGACAAAAGCATTTAGGTCTTGGCCGACTAACCGCAGGGTGTGTTCCGTCGTATTTTCTTTTTCAAATTGAGGAATGATCACGGCATATAACATTTCTTTAATATCCATAGCTACTTCTTCTTGAATGCCTTCAAAGTATGATAGCGTTTGTGATATCGATATTTGGGTGGAACCGAGGGGTGTACCAGCGGGACTGCGTTCCCCTTGCACCGCGTCATAGGAGAAAGTCAACTCGTCCCGGTTGCGCATCCACTTCTGAGTTTCTTCATTAAAGAAAGCTAGATTTTGATCTTGAATATTCACTTGGGTGACTTCCGAATCAATATTAAGTACTTCTCCATTTTGGACACCAGTCTTTAGGTTGCGGTTAAAGCCTGGATCGCGAGTTTGGAAGACAACCATCGCCTTCCAAGCGGCACTCTTACTTTGCAGGTTAGCGATTTCATTTTGTTTAATCTGTGGTTCAAAGAGTTCTTCTACTACGCCCACCCCCAGCCAGCGGCCTGGAATTTTATCCTTATGAAATTCCCAGTAAGGATGTTCTCCCCATTCCTCGTTGCCAAGTTCTACGCCATTATGCTGGGCCATCATTCTGCCATAATTGTCGTACTCATCTTCTCCCACATCGGCCCAGAACACCCGGCGGTAGGAATATTCCCCAGAATCAACCGGAGTTTCTAAGTCACCATAACGCTCGTACACGCGGATATGGGAAGCCTTTTTCATTTGGCGGAAAAGCTTGATTGTTTCGTCTACTTTGGTCTTATCCCATTTCATCTCCTTGGCCGCCTTACGGAACTCGCCCACCGTATAGTTGTGAATTTCAGTAATAAAGTTCGTATCTGCCAAGGTATCTGCGCCTTGTTCCACGACAAAGTTACGCAAGTCAACGAAGTATGGAAAACCGTTTACAATCTTAAGAACCACCGAACCATAGATAGGAAGCTCTCGAAAGATACGATTGAGTACTTTACCGAATTGTTTGTCGCGCATCCAGAACTTAAGATCGCGCTCCATGAACCAGGTTTTAGTTGGGTCACCCCCGCCCGTCGTTAAGAGACGAATATTTTTTGTGTCAAAATCAATTGCTTTAGTAAAAATCTTGCAGGGGTTTCGGACAATGTTATAGAAATATTTGCGGTCACCGTCAATGTCTGTCGCACCGGAGGTAAACTGAGAGTTGTGGTAGAAAAAAACAGTCTTGATGGTTTCAAATTGATTAAAAAAAAGACCCGGAACTACCTCGATTCTTTTGCTCTGAAAATCTTCGATCTCCTTATTTATTTCTTTTAGGTATTGCATTATTTCCCTGTACCTCGGCCCCACTGATAGCCTTTGTATGAAGTAGGTTTAAACGGTTTCATCGTGACCTTCGGCCCAGCTGCCACTTTAGGGGCTTTAGGGGTTTGATATTTTTGAGTTGTGTAGCCAAATATTTTTTGCCACATACTATTTCCGCAACCAGCGTTGCTTAGACTCTGGTAATGTGGGGTCAAACGAGGAAGTCGGTTCGCTTACGAAGACTTCATTTTTTGCACTCGAAGTCGTAGCCGTTTCAACCGTAGCTTCGCCTTCAGTATTTTTTCCTGAATCTTTTTTTTTAACTTTTGGCATGCCCGAAATATACCATGGCAATTTTCTTGTCAAGACCCTGTGGATAACTTCTGTTATCCGCTAGGATAACTTTCGTTAACCGTTAATTAAGCAATATGAAAATAGAAGTGGTTCCTAATACGAAACCAGTGATTCCTCCTATACAAAACCAATATATATTTCTCATAAAAACACCGCTCTGGGTGGGTGAACCTTGCGAGTAGACCCACACCGAAAGCGGTGGTTTTGGCGCAAGGTTCTATATTTATCAGCCCTTTTGGGGCATATGTTCACTATACCACTTAATTGTATTGAAATCTACGCACCATTTTAGGCATAGCTTTAGCTGCTTGGATTTGGACTATTTTGATCGGATCAAATTCCCAATACGCTAATAAGGTAGACATCACGTCATCGTCATGGAAACCTCTCGCAGCGCCTGCCCCTTGCTGGACTGCATCATCGTTCCATAGGAAAGTCTTCATTTCTTCAATTGTTTTCCGGTCATATATCCTAGGCTTGCGTTGTCTAAGTAATTTCTGGAAATGTTGAATGAGTTGTTGTTTAGTTTCCCAACTCATCCGAAAGCCTAATTTTTCGGTTTCTTTGTCTTCCTTGTAGTCCAGTTGCTTCCTACGGTAAACTTTCAGGTCGCGGATCTCTCGTATTAGGGCTGCCCCGGCGGCGTTACTCTCTGGCACGATCAAAGGTTTGCGATACTTGTAATATAGGAACTTCACTTTGTCCGAAAGGGCCATGATTGGGACTTTGCCGTTAAACTTTGCTACTTTCTTGCCGTCAAAGGATACAACCGAGATGGAACTCGGGTCAACAATGCCCTCGGAAGGGTCCACGCCCATGCGATATTCTGTATTCCGCGGTTCTTCGTAAATTTCACAGCCTTCTTCGATCTTGAGCGGGGGCTTACAATGCATTTCCAACTCCTTAATGTGTTCCTTAGCAAAGACGGATCCCTTCAAGAGGACATCGGTCGTCCACTCTCCCTTCACGAACCGGCGCACGTAATCTTCTCCCATCGCTTCCTGCTTCCGAAGATAATCTTCCGGTAAGTTGGCCGCGTTGTCGTACATGGAAGACTGATAGAGCTTATGCCCCGGTAACGGGTTGGCCACAAATTGATCATACGCCCAGAAGTTCGCCGGGTTACAGGTAGAATTCCCTTGCCGCATAGGTACATCATTCCTCCTAAGACGAGAATTCAACACCTCAATGACGGCATATTCTACTTCTTCCAACTGATCGATGAAATAAGCTCCCAGGTTGAGACTCTTCAACTTCTGTTGCGCCTTCTTTATGTCCGCCACCCCGCCACTTTGCATCGCATCCAGGCCAAAAAGAATGATCTGGCTTCCGTTATTGAAGTTGATCAACCCATCCTTGACCCGGTGTTCGTACCAACCCGGTGGCATAAGGTCAAACAACTCCGGCAACACCGCCCGATCAATATCACTTAAAGTCTTACGTCCTAATAGAATCCTGTTTCCTGGGAAACATTTTACAAACAAGATTAGTTTTATATAAAGTGCCAGAGACTTACCCGAACCGAACCCTCCAGCGTTCAAACAATAGTCACTCTTAAGGTCAGAAATGAACTCACTCTGAATAGGGTTAAACTTGTACAGCTTCCGGTTGAGTGTGATCTCCTGAATTTTCTTCCCAGACAGAAGTTCCTCCCCCAACTTAACCCATTCACTTTTATATTGACTCATATGTTATTTAAATTCAGACAGTACTCTCCCCTTGACTTATTCTCTTTCATATGGTGTTCATATTTATAGTATGTGTAGATGGGTTATATCAACAATTCACCACTATTCTCGACTAGACCACCCTCCCCCCGTGTCGCACAATCTACATTGTAGACACCACTTACGCCTTGTGGTGTAAGGGTATTTAAACAATCGTAAATAATCACACTCGATATTAGATTACTAATATTCTCGTGTGTATGTGGTAGTGTTTAACTCCGTATATAAAATATACTCCGTTGTAGTATAACTCTTAAGAACTAATTCACTACGCCTCACGGCTTGAACTCCTATTGATAGGATATTACTAAAGGCGTTATGTTTTAAAAGCATTGTCCTGTTTGGTGTCAGTTGTTTGCCCTTTACTCCAGCCTTGACTGGACGATAGGAACGGCGAGTTTCACCGCGCTTTTAAATTTTACCTCTTTATTCTCCTACGTCCTGTCCACAAGTAAATACCTGGGGATAACTCCTTTCCTCTATTTGTTAACACCCTTACTTAGCGTTACGGATGATATATACTTCATCTTAATGGATTCTGATGGCCTTAAAACTGATTTAAAACGAGAGAAAAACCCACATGCTGTTGCAATGGGTCATTTAGGTGGCATAGCACGATCTAAGAGGTTGACTAAAGAACGCATGCGAGAGATATCCCTACATGCTATATCAGTACGCTGGCAGAATAAACGAGACAATGAGGAACTCCGTATTACTTACTCGGATTAGCGATCACCACCAACACTTTCTCCTCGCTCTCCATTGGCCTATTATCAGGCTCAATCTTGTCCAAGGCAATCTTGATAGCTGCATTTCTGGCATTACGGTCAGGTCTATCCTGCCCTTCTTGCTTAATGTTGTCGATCAAATAATCAGCTAGTTCGCTGATCTTCATCTTGGCCGTGAACTCGTCCTTGAATACACTCTGGATAGCCTGGTAGGTCTTAGAGCGCTCTATTTGAGTAACATGTTGCACACCTTTATACCCAGCCACAATCTGCGCCTCCTTTTTAGTCTTACCCTGGTGCACAGCCAAGGCATACTTCACTATCTTACTGCTTGGGTTCAGTTTTTTTACTTTTGTCCTCATTTAATATAGTTCGATAATAACACACCCTACAAACTTCAGTGAACCTTAATAACTTCGACCTTGTTAAACTATTAAAATTAGGGTTCTTGAGTACCTTCAAACACACCCTACACCTCTCTCGCTTATCACTATGTGGTATATCCCAGATATTCATGCGGCAATAGCGTCCACAAAACAAAAGAAGGAAACGCAAGCGAGGCCGACCCAGAAGTTCCATATAAACCAAGGTACTAGGAGGAACGCTAGGGCCACGCTTAAAGGAAACCATTGAATATTATGCCAGAACTCCTTTAATTTATTATTCTTTACCATAATATTGTTCGATTTTAGTAATAAACTCCTCATCTTCTACATGGTAAGGGTCATCTCTAAATACGTTGCCGATTAATTGAGCTAAGCGCAGATGTGGATGTTCGTTCCAAACATTCCATAGCCTTGTTATTATTGGTTGGATGCGTTCTTTTTTTCTCATTCTCCTTTAATTTTAGTTAATCTATTCATTTTGAATTTTGGGTATAATGTTTATTTATTATTTGAGCGATATGGT